TGTTGATACGGGCATTAGAGGTACCTTGTTTCGACATCTTCAAGAAGAAATTACGAAAATCACGTTTCTTTAATTCCAGAATACTCTTATTCTTACCATTTCTTAGAATCCATGACAAAAATCCTCTGATGTCAGCAAAATATTGATATCGAGTTTTCTCAGATTTACCAGTCGCTTCCAATTCAAGCATATAATCTTCTAGTAAGTCTTTTGAATCCTGATTAACATCATCCCATGTTGACTCATCTAATAGTTTATTATAACTCATATTTTCTCCTCATTTATAATATGTACAGGGAGCCTAGAATGACTAAAAACTAGGCTATATTCTTTTTTATATGTACGCAGAGATACCTCTGCCTAAAATTATTTTACGCCACCATTAGCATTAATAATACTCTCTGTGTTACGCTGTGTGAATACAGCATAAGGCACCCCATCAGCTTTTAGCTGTTTGAATGTATCATTGCTATCAACATGAATAACAGTACCATCACTCAAGAAGAACACATTGTTCTTGCTTCCAAATTTTGTATCTACATCAGACTTAAATAATAACATACCTTCTAATCCCACTTTCTTTTTTTCGACCACTTTAGCGGTCTTCACTTTTGCTTGAATATTAGTTCGATTGCGGTCAGATACTTTTGTACCATATTTATCCCAATCAGAGGCGCTTCCGTAAAAAATTGAACGGTCATATGGAGAACTATCATATTGCCACATAGCTACAGAATACCCAGTATATTTTCGATTTCCAAAATATATCTGACTATTATTCGCCCAATTTTGTAAACTTTGACTATAAGCTGCCCCATTATTCAATGGATATCCAGCGACCCACAAACCATAATCATTCTTGATATCAGACCAGTTATATGCAGAACTTATAAAATCTGAAGTTCCGATATATAACAAACCACGCTTACCAGTTAACTCATATAGTCTATCTAAGAATATTTTTGGTTCATTTCCAGTTAAGGAAGGATATCCACCAGGCCTTTCCCAATCAAGAACTAGAATTGTACCTTTTTCATTAATATAATTTGCAGCATGATTATAAAAATAGTCAGCTTGGGCCTTCACATCTAAACCGCCAATAATAAAGTGATATAGACCTAAACGCTTATTATATTTTTTAACAGTGTTAATTTGCCCATTAGCCAAAGGATTGATATAGCTCAAACCCTCACTAATTTTAATAATCGTAGCATCATTACTTTTAATAATGCTATCGTAGTTTTGATTATGTGCTGAAATATCAGCTACCCATAATGTCATAAAATCCTCCTTATTCTGCTACTGGAGCCTCAGAACTTAACGCAACATCTTCAACAATAGGGGCAGTAAGTTCATCAGATTCCGTTGCAGTATTAGAAACTTCAACCTTCTCTGTTGTTACTTTATCCTCGCTATTTGTTGATGGCTTCAGGGCATCCAATTCACCATTTGATTTCATTGTGACGTAAGCTTGTTGGATAATTTGATGTAATTGTGAATCTGTAAAAAGTTGACCCATATTATTCTCTTGTAGTCTTTGCTTAATAGCCAAAACAGCACTTGTCTCCTGAGTTTGACCATTCCCTGTAAGTTTCTCAGCAAGACCAACAGCTCCTTTAGCAATACTGAGAGCAAACGCCAAATTTTTAGTTTTCTTAGTAACTTTTTCAGTTGCTAGCCTAGCCTGTGCCAGCTCAATTTGATGATACAAAAAAGGCAACACACCTGCTGCTAGTAAAACTAAAGCAATTGTTTTAATCCAATCAAACATACCTGAACTCATATTATCTTATCTCCTATAATCTTCTTCTATGTTCTCTACCATTTTTTTTAATTTATCGTAAGGTAAATCATCATTAATGGCATCACAAATTCGTTTTAAATCTATTCTTAACATTGCGTTTTGGGTGGAAATATCTAAATTTTCTTTATCCCCATTATCATCTTTATTAGCTGTCAGCCATATCCCTAGGAGGGTTGCGCCCTGTGTGATGAGGGTGATTATTAAGGTGTTCCAATTCATTCATGTTACCGCCTTTTCGTTGCCCGAAATCGTTTGATGTTCCTATGGATTTTAATTCTCTGGAACAATCTCAAGTCCACCATAATACCTGCAACATATAATATAACCCCAGTAAACATCATTGGGGGGACCGCGGTAGTCGTTACCATCCCCATTGCTATCATCCATGTCGAACCTAAAAAATCCACCACACAATGAAAATAGTAATTACGATATTTTATTCCTATATATTTAGCTATTGCTATAATCATACCTATCACACCAATTAAAACACCATTATAAGGTAATGTCTCTCTGACAATGGCTGGCATATCTTTAGTTACCAACGCAATGCTGGAGCAGAAAATAATATTGGCCCATAAAAGTGAAAAATCGTGTTTGTCAAATAAATTGGGAAGACATTTCCAAAAATTTTTTATTTTTTTCATCTATAAAATCCCCATTTTATTAATGAACTCTATCTGATGGTATTGGATAACTCATACTACCACTCAGATTACCCTTGTGATTATCCTCCATATTAACCCATATTGTCGCCGTATCATTAATGAATGTTTGGACAGGAGTTAGTCTACCAACACCATTGTCGAAGCCAGAGCCAATAATTTCTACATCTGGGCGTAATGCCCATGGTACACGAGCGATTTGATTTCCGTTAGCTGCATTTAAAACTGATACACCTCTCCAACGCAAAAATACAACATTGTCTCTTAATCTGTATTGAGCATATGAAGGATTACCAACCAAAACAGCATTGGACGCACTCACATTTAAATTCATCCACCCAGAATCATTTAGAATAGGATTAGATTGCTTAATCGTGGCAGAAGTTGCATTGCTGGAGAAAGTTCCTAATGGAAGTTCATAGATAAATCCACCGTTGTTGATATCATCTTGAACTAAATCCCCAACTATTCCAGCCATGTAAACTTGATTAACCGTAACCTGATAGTTATTTTGCCCAGCCTGGCCAATAATATCATTAGTCTTAGAGAGGTCAATCACAATACAGATATTACCATTTGTGCTGGCAGGCAATGTGAAAGATTGTGGTTCTGTTATTTCAATTAATCTACCCAATACAATTGCTTGCCCTGTGTCTACTGTCGCTGTCAATCCGTTGACTGTTAATTTTAATTTATTCCCTCTGTTAATTACTCCAGATGTGTCGCCTCCCAAAGCTGAGTATAAACTAGCATCATTACCTGGAGTGACAAAATTACGTTCACTTTGGTACATTGTTATAGTCATATAAAGTTAAACCTTTCTTTTTTATAAGTTGTTTCCGAATAAATCTTGTCTTCCAAATCTCAAGTTACCGAAAGTCAAGTTTATTAAATTGCTGCTACTACTAATAGAGTAAGCACTTAGTATTGATTTATAGACGTTATCTCCATAATAAATATTGGATTGCAACCCAAGTTTTATCTTTTTAAAAGGTAAAAAATTATTGTCAATTTTTGTAGAAAATTTAATTGAATGACTATAAGTATTACCACTTAAATTACTAGAGGCTATATTGTCATAAGTTGGATTATCTGTCGCTGTTTTATCGTAAATATAAATTTGCACCTGTGTAGGGAGACTCACTTTATCTGTAATACTTTGAACAACAGAACCATCATTTTGTAACCAATATTTTTTTAATACCGTAGGATTCTCAATACTATTAGAAGCTTTATCTACTATCCAAAGTTCATTATTATACCCTCTCAGATATCTTGAGTCGGTAACTTGCCAGTCTCTAAAATCATAAATATCATCTTTAAAATTCCATAAATCAGTATTTTGTCTAAAATCGAATTCTGGATAATATATAATGGTGTCGCCTATTTGTTTCTCACCAATACCAGAGACATTTAGATAAGTATTGTGTAACTTAAATCCTCGGATTAAATAATCAATAAAATTACTAGTTGTAATTCCATCTGAGCTAGATACTGAGAAACTTGTATTTGTGGAGTTCGTGATAGAATAAGACATGATATTTGTATTTTTGTTGGATGACACATACCCACTAATTAATTTCAATATATGTTGCTCATAACTGCTACCAGATATTGAGTTGACAAGTATATCTCCATTTAAAACATTCCATATATAATTTGTAGTTAAACTAGCTGTGTTGGTATCAGGAGTGGTGTCAACGGTAGTTATTTGACCATAATAAATTACACCTAGGCTGTTAGAAGATTCTTTAATAGCTACATAGTCTCCTATAGATACATTCTTATTTTTATTTATTGTAAAAGTGGAAGATGCATTACTCATTGCGTCCATATTGATTTCATATGTTGATAAAGGATAGGTACCTTTCATAATCATGGACTTACAATCAAATATAGATATTTCCAATGAAAGAATCATACTATTAACCTTTCTTCCTTGAATGAAATATTCACCTCAGCTTGTTTATCTACATAGGCGAGTACCGTGCTAATTCCTGAAGGAATTCTTACATAATTTGATTTTGTAAAATCTGCAAGTTGAGATACATCTGAGTAACTTCTATCTGTATTATACACCCTAGCATATTGGTCTTCTGGATATGAACTAACAATTAATTGTTGATTATCGGCCAACAATAGGTTAAATTTAGCGGAGCCTTTTGTTTCACCATTTTGAACAATTATCCATGAAGGTGAAACACTACATGGACCCTGAATAGTGACTATGCTAGGAGAGCCTTCTTGGGTGTCAAAATATTCTGAATTATTTTCTAAAGTGATAGCTTTTTCACTACTTTTTTGATTGGACTCAATGTAAACATATCCATATGCTTGTCTAGCCATATACTCTCCTTTTTAAATTTATAAGTATTGTAATCGAAGCAGTCTTAAACTAGCAACATAAACTGTTTATCAAAACTATTCGCCCACTTCATCTTCTAAAATATCTAATAACTTATCGAACGCTGGGGCATCCATTGCCGAAACAACCCCATCCCAATCCTCAAAAAATTCCTTCAATGACTTGAATTGTCCATCAAAGTCTTCACTGATATTGACCGTCTCTAAACTTAGTTCTGTTCTTTCTGCGGATGTTTTGGGAATGTTTTCTTCCTTACCAACAAATGATACACTACCATTTTCATCCACAACACCACCGTTTTCAAGAACGATTTGTTTTTGACTTTCTGTATATTCATCTCCCCAAGTTCTTAAACGCTTCACGAGTTTTGTTCTCGCTCTGCTTGCCTTAGCACTCATATCTACTTTTTCTAAAAAATTAATGAGTGGGAATAGTTCTAAATTCTTAATTTTCACTTGCTTTCATCTCCTATCATATTACTACATCAGGATTAAGACCATTATATTCACTAAATGCTTTCTGCAACTTTATAGACAGAGCCATGAATTTTTGCTCCTCACTCTGAACATCTTTTTCGTCTATCTCCTGATAGATTGGCATGCCGTCATCTGCATATCCAACTGGCACCTTAGAACCCATCATCGTTTTAATCATCGGCGTTGCGCCGTCACCAGATATGGTTGCATGTATACTATATAAAATATTATTGTTACTATCTGTTACTTCATTTTTAATGTACGCTGTTGTACTCATTTTTGATTCTCCTATTAAAGAATAGTGGCTTTTGTTTGGTTAAACGCAACGACGTTATCATTACCGAATGCAATTCCGCCACCTATATATCCAGACCAAGTTGCAACAATTACTGGTACATATTTTCCGTCAAATTTACCACTGAACTTCAAAGCACCAATCTTCAGGTTATAGTTGACAGAACCAGATACAATTTCGTTAGAATTAAAATTAACTTTATCTCTGAAATTAAATCCCTCTGTAATACCATAGTATTTTGAGGCTGTTTGGTTTGAATAAGAAAACATATTATCAAATCCACCTGTGAAATTATTAGCCTTACCAATTGCTACAAGGTCGCCACCATAAATTTCACCATCAGGAGAACCTAATCTCGTTCCATTTGTTGAACTAAATGGTATATGTGTCTGGTCATACAATCCAATAATTAGATTATTGACTGTTCCGTTATGTGTAGTGCTTATTGAGCCAATAGTTTCGACTTGATTAGAACCGTCTGCGTAGTCAGCTAATTGTTTGAATAAAACCTGACCGTTTTCAAAAGATGTTGATGTATTGCCGTATGAAACCACCATACCATCTCCATCAATTGTAACGTTTGAACCATAAGCATTGTTCCAACCAGACTTAACAAAACTAGTGATATCTCCACTTATCTTTGACACATCTAGAGTGGCAATCTTAGCACTGGTAATCGCTGCATCAGCTATATTAGCATTAATAATTGACCCATTCTGAATCATCGCTGAGTTAATCCACGCTGCACCAGTAATCTGGGTGCTAGGTGAATCAATAACAACCTTCTTTGAAATGAGACTCATCTGTGATGCATTACCAACAATGCCACTGGTAATATTTCCAATATTATCAGCAATACCTATAGACCATTTATCTTTCAATAATGCTAATTGAGTAGTAACATCATCATTCGGTGTATATGATTGTAGCTTTTCAGTAGCTGTTAGCATCGGTTGTGTAAATGTAGCTACTTGACCCGCACCTGCATTATTTACAATTAAACTCATTTGTAGATAAACTGCATTAGTAGGTGCTGTGAATCCCTCGCTAATTAACTGCACCCAGTATGGAGATGAGACTTGTGGTGTACTTACCGTTGCGGTAGATATTCTAGCACCCGTACTATCAATAAACCATAAATCTAGAAATGCTTTACCAGCTGTTAACCCTCCATTTGTATAGTGAACTTTTACAGATGCACTATACTTTTGACCACCTTGTACCTGAATGTTATTAGCCCAATACCCTCTCCAAGCAGTATCAGTCGACGTAACACTAACAGTACCGTTATAAGCACCATCAATATTACTTTTAGTACCAAGACTAAGTACAGTATTACCATCTTTTTTATTATAACCATAATCTTTTTCAAATTCAGAGTTGGGGAATAAATTAGTAGCACCAACTTGCGCTAAAATACCGTTAGCAGTCTGAGTGATTGTAGATTGAATACCATTATCATAACTTGTGATACTACTTGTAGTGAAGTCTTTTGAACTCTGCAAAGTGTTATTATCACCAGTTTTTCTATCAGCTATCTCTCGTGTGATACTGCTATTAGTTTGACTAATTGTTGTTACTGAATCATTATCATTGGCATACCAAGGCGACCAAGTACCAGAGTTAAGAGTTCGCACATAAGTTATCTTTACACCGTTGACGCCATCGTACCAAGCTGTTTGCTTAATTCGACTATTATCCGCGGTTCCTTGTTCAACTATCAGATATAACCACCCATTTGACGTTGTTGGACCATTGGTCTTGGCTGCAGTTGTATTAAAGAAGAATGAGCCTTGTCTAGTATAGTCATTGAAGTTAAGCGAAGAATAATGTTGCCAGAAAGTGGCATTTTGCAAAGCTGGAATATCAGTACCAGTGACTTGTGAGAGAGTTCCTTCAGCAGTTTGTACTCTTTTAGTTAAGCCTGTTGTTGGGTCTGATACAATACTACTAATACTGTCCACCGTCTGTGA